CCCTAATATCTACATGAATTGGCATAATTCTCCTAAGTTTCTATATAAATTGTACTCAATATACCCCTGGGTGTCAAGCCTTTGTGATAAAATATTTATATGACAAGACATGAATACGTAATCGCATGTAGCGATCTCAAGAAGGCTACTAAGCTAGCCAATAACATTAAGCTTCACGCTAACCAGTGGCTATTCGTAGAGAACACCTCCGATGATCCAGTAGTATACCGCAGAGTTCCTGCCAAGGAAGTAACAAAACTATAACGGTATTTGTGTTATAATTTTGTTATGGCAAAAAAGACAGCTTCGGTACGTAACAGCAACCGTCAGAACGGTAAGGCTAATAAAAAGCACCCAAAGATTTTTGATCCTATCAAGCGTAGGCTTGTAGCTGCATAATCTAAGGTATAATATTAGCATGACTCTTAAAGAGATTATTGAAATCACTAACACGTCGTCCGTCACCTCTGAGGTAATGGAACCAATCATTAAAGATTTTGTTACAGATAACCCAGAGATTGGTTATACAAGAATTAATCACGATGAAGAGCCAGAGCTTGTAAAGCTATTGGTGTCTTCCCAAATTCCTACCATCAGCCCATTCTTTGTTGGCATGGTAGACGGAAAGATAGCTGGAGGAGTCTCTGGCGTTGTCTCAAAAGAAGACCTAGAGAACCTTGTCAACTGATAGCAAGTTTAGATATCATATCTATCCAGATCGTATATACATTATATATATAGATGGTACAGCTATAGAGGTTACTGGTCAGGAAATTCTATCTGCGTATGTTAATTCGATAGATATTAGTCGTCGTAATTGACGTGAGTTACTGGATGTGTCTCGTGACATCCATAGCAATAGTGTGTTGGAAGGTCAGAACCTATCAGACAACCACCAAGGGCAATCTCTTCGTTTCTGGCTCTTGCAATTTCATCCATCGAGGGGTATCCGTAAAGGATTCTTACCAGCTCGTGGTTACATAATGTACAGTTCATTGTTATATTGTATCATATATGAAATATAATGTATAGATGGAAGATATAGAGAATATTAATTTTATATTAAATAAATATAATACTTCAGATGAAGAGGTATTATTAATATCTCAAATAATGCGGATCAAATTCTTCAATGCCCTGCGTGACCTGATAAGAGAAAAGGACATGGAGAATGATCAAATTGCCCTTGATGTTTTAGATTGGGCATACCAAAGACTTGCGAATGTTGATGAGTTGTTATAAACTTGTAACATTCGAGGTGCCTAACAAGGCAAACATAATCGTATAATAGATAACATAACTTTAAAGGAGATGGTAGTGTGACTACAGTATATACAAAGCCTGCATGTGTGCAGTGCGAAATGACCAAGAAGCTTTTGGACAAGAACGGAGTAAGTTACACAACCGTAGATATTACTCAAGATCAGGAAGCATATGACAAGATTGTCTCCATGGGATTCATGGCAGCTCCTGTAGTAATTACAACTGACGATGCCTGGGCTGGATTCAACCCAGAAAAAATTAATGCCATCGCTGCTTGACAACCAACCGTAGAGGATGTATACTTTTTAAATGAGCATACCCGATATTGACTATGTGTTAGGATTTGAAGTGGGACAATTTGAATATGCAGTACCTCTGTCGCCAGTCAAACCCGAAGACATGGAGCGATTAGCAAAAGAATATCTAGAAAACAAAAAGCAGAACGAGTTAAAGGAAGAAAATGAGAGACTTATTCCTAGCAGCACAAGCACAGATCGAGGACCACGTTGATGAACATCAGCACGGCACAGCTGGTCCTGACTCGCTATTTGAAGTAGTATTCGGCATCGAGCATATTATTGCAGAGTTCTTCTGGAATGGTGTGTTCTTGCTTATAGGTTTTGCAATCTCTAGAGCAGTTGCCTGGAGAAAGATTCACAAATATATTGATGACAAACACGGTGTTCAGCACCAGAAAGAAGAGTATTAAAATGATTAAACCACTAGAAGACAAAGTTGTAATTGAGCCAATCGTAGAAGCAGAGAAGAAGTCTGCATCTGGTCTTATTATTACGACCACTGAAAAGGAAAAGCCAACCGAGGGCATTGTTATTGCAGTCGGAACAGGTGCTACCTTTGCTGACGGTACTAAGATGACAATCGACCTATCTGTAGGTGACAAGGTTATCTATTCTAAGTATAGCGGTAATGAAGTTGAGCACGATGGCAAGAAGCTTGTCATCCTCCCATACCGTGACATTTTTGCGGTAATCGCATAACAAAACATATGGCTAAACATGCTAAAGAGCGTAAACTCTTAAAGTATCCAATCAGTACCTATGTCTATATGTATAAGAATAGATGGTACTACTTTACGAAACCGAAACTAAGGAAGAAAATTGACAAACTCAATCAAAGTATTAAACGAAGGCTACGTACGCCTAGTTGATACCCTAGGCAGCGACCTATCAATTGTAAATGCAGCGAGAGTCTCTTATGACAAAGAGTCTACAGAGTTCTCTGAGCGTGATGGAAAGCTTATTAACTTCCTGATTCGTGAAGGACATACTAGTCCATTCCGACATGCAGCACTAACCTTTGAGGTCTATGCACCTCTGTTTGTTGCACGTCAGTGGTGGAAGTATGCCGTGTCGTCTACCCACGTAGATGATCAGAATGGTTGGAATGAGTCTTCTCGTCGTTACATTACTGAGCACGAGGAGTTCTATATACCGCTCCCAGATGCATGGCGTAGCAAGCCAGAGAATAGTAAGCAGGGTTCTGGAGACCCAATTGACCCAGAGATTGGTCAGTTGCACTTCGAGAGATTGCTGAATACTATCGAGGCAGGGACACGTAGGTACCACGATGCAATGAATGACGGAGTCGCTCCAGAGCTAGCTCGCCTATTCCTTCCAGCGTATGGAATGTACGTACGCTGGCGTTGGACTGTATCGCTACAGGGAATCATGACATTCCTTGACCAGCGACTAGAGCACGATGCACAGTGGGAAATCCAGGAGTATGCTAAGGCTGTTAAGAATCTATCTGAGCAAGCATTCCCTGAGACATTAAAAATTGTTGGTGCTAAGTAAATGCTGATTGGATTAACAGGATATGCGCAATCTGGAAAAGACACTGTGGCTGATTTTTTGGTTAACAATTATGGCTACAGGCGTGTGGCGTTTGCTGACCAACTAAGAGAAGCCCTCTACAGACTTAATCCTAAGATTGATATTGCAGATATGGTTGGAGTACCTCTAGCCACTGCAGTAGATGGTCTTGGTTGGGAGAACGTAAAGGTTGATAGCCAAGACGCTCGTCAGCTTTTGCAACGTATGGGCACTGAAGTTGGCAGACAAATGTTTGGTGAGAACTTCTGGGTAGACAGAGCAATGTCTGGTATCTCAAAGTTCGATAAGGTAGTCTTCACCGATGTACGATTCCCAAATGAGTATCGTAGCATCAAGTCTAGGGAAGGTGCTGTATGGCGTATCTCAAGGTCTGGTGTAGGTGCAGTGAATAGCCATGCGTCAGAGACTGCTATGGATAGCATCTCGGCAGATCGAGACGTTGCCAACGATTTCTCGAAAGAAGATCTATATGCAACTATTGACTATTTTATGCAGCACGTGTAGAATGGAATAGTAGCAGGGGAGTTAGCTCAGCTGGTTAGAGCAGCGGACTCATAATCCGTCGGTCATGGGTTCAAGTCCCATACTCCCCACCAAGCCTCATTAGCTCAGTGGATAGCAGCAACAGACTTCTAATCTGTAGGTCGTAGGTTCGAATCCTACATGGGGCACTGTGATATAATATTAATATGATACTAGAGCCAAGACACATTGAAAAGCATGGTTACACTGTAGAGATTCTTAAGGATAGAATCTACATGGTTAGAGAATTCCTTACCCCTGACGAGCAGCTAGAACTGCTTGCACTAGGAGAAGCTGCTGACAATGCAAAGTGGGAAAGCCACTACATGGACAACGTGAAGAAGTTTGCCCTAAAGAAGTTCGGTACCGATGACATTGATAGTCTAGTTAAAGAAGGCAAGTACGAGATTACCTCGAACTGGGTAGATAAGGTTCTAGAGATTGAAGATAATCCGATCTCCAGGGACCTAACCCAAAGACTAAACAAGTTCTTCGAAGACTTTGACGACATCGAGCCGAACGGAGTAGGCATTCTGCAGAGACAGTATGCTGGCGTTCCACTAAAGGCTCACGTAGACAATCACACCGATCCATCGCTGGAATATGCTACAGTCATCTATGTTAATGATGACTATACAGATGGGGAAATATTCTTTACACACAAGGGTGTCAAACTTAGACCGCCTGCTAGATCGATTCTTATATTCCCAACAGATGAGGAGTACCTACACGGCACAGATGCCCCAGGTGAAGGTCCTATTCGCTATGTAGTGCCTAGCTTCGTTGGCAAGAAAAAGTTTTACGAAAACAATAAGTTTTAGTATTCATACCTACTTGGTGTAGGGAACCTCTCAGCTAACACTTCTTCCAGCAGCTTATCAAATGACACGTCTGTCGTAGACACAAAGGATGACTGACTATTTTGTAAGTCATGTGACCTAGGCATAAGTTTTCCAGAGTCATACATCTTTACATCCTTAACCTCAATGCCACCAATGTTGCATAGATTGCCATAAGCTGATCGAGGCATGATAGGAAGCTCTATAACGCCCTGTAAGGCTTTTTTATTTATAGGTAGGGGAAAGTGTATGTCATAGTCTAATGGCTTCTCTATGCCCCTCTTGACGAGCTTATCGTGAGCTTTGAGCAGCAGTCTTGTGTAGGTTGATTCTGGATCCAGCTCTAGATACTCGTTTGCCTTATCTTCCAGGTAGCCACCATGCATGATCGGAATCTCATCTACCTTATCAATGATAAAGAAGTCATCGTTCATGTATACAAAGTTGTCTGGAATCAGCCCAGAGCTAGCCACTACCTTTAGTGCATCGTGGATGTTAGTAAACTTAGTAGCCTTATCTTTGTTCTTGATAAAGTTACCACCATACCAGGATGGCTTACTGCCAACTACCCAAATTTCTGCATTTGGAAATGAGTTGACTACTGATCTAATTGAGTATCTTAATTCTTCGTTCTCGCCTGGTCTACATATGTAAACAAAATTCAAAGTTTTTCCTATCGTTCACTCAATTATACCATCACGGTGATATAATTATATAGATGGCTAAAACTAAAAAGCAACGTGAAGAGATAGCTAAGGTGCTACAAGATCTTCACTTGTTTAAAGAGAAAAAAGGCTGTACTGATTGCAGACAGCACTTTCCCCACTACGTCCTTGAGTTTGATCACAAGCCAGAATTCCAAAAGATCGATGTTGTCTACAGAGTCCTACGTAACATGGGACCAGAGATGGCTTGGAAAGAAGTTGCTAAGTGTGACGTTGTTTGTTCAAACTGTCACAAGATTAGGACTTATCAGCGTGAGAATGAGCTGGATTAAATAGATTAATTAGATCTTCTTCTGTGACTGCACCGAGTGCTGTACCCACAGTCTGATCGCCATCTACAGCAATAAAGAATGGAGCAAGCTCAATCTTGTGCTGCTCTACTAGATATCTTACAACAGGCTGCTGGTCATAGACACTAAACTTGTAGAATAGAATGTCTGGGTACTTCTCAGCGAAGTCCTTGGTTATCTGGTGCATGTGGTCACAAGCAGGACAAGATTCCTTGTAAATATAGATAAGTTCTTTCATACCCTTTTCCTAATTAAAATAGATTGATATTTTTAGATTTGGTGTAGTCTTTGCCGAAGTCAGAGAACAATGCCTTGTCCATCTCTCTTTGTACAATGCTACGAGACCAGGAGAACCCTGCATCTCCACCCCATGCAAGCCACATGATGTATCCATTAGATGGGTTAGCCTGGTTAGCCCAGTCCTTGCCCTTCTTGTCTACCTCGTGACGTGAGAAGTACGAGTACATACGCTTTACTGTGCTGAGCGAGAGTGTCTCTCCATTAGCCAGCTGTCTAGCTCTAGTCCATCCAACTGCAGTCCCTGCTCCGTTAGCCTTGCCGTCTTCCTTGAACTTAATAGCACGACGAGCAGCAGACCTGGCACCAGCAGGAGGAGAATATCCCTCAGCCTTAGACATCTTTTCTTCATCCTCATAGTCCTCCAGACTAATATTTGGCATGTTAATTCTATTTACGTCAGACATCAGTGCGCCGATTGAGTAAGGTGTGTAGTAGTATACTCCGTCTTCCTCTTCTAGCATTCTGATAGCTACCGCTGGATTCTCTGGGGTAGACTCTACCGCATATGGGTTGCCTGGCTGACCATAGGTACCGCCTTCAACCATCACGTGCTCTACCTGACCAACAATAGCACCCTCCGTTGTCATAGCCATTACGAAATCACCCTCAACAATTGGGGCATCCATCTTGGAAACAGGAATACAGTTTGGAACCATTCTTCCATTGTCTCCTGGCTTCATGCCACGCTGAGTGTAGCCATCCCAGCAAGGTGCGACCTTGTCTACGTTACCTTCAGAAACATTAATAGCATAAATTTGATTAGCAGCTTCTTCAGCTGTGGTGTGGCAACCCATTACGGTGCCGTCATCTTTTAGGGCAGGGTAGCCTGAGCAACCGTACGATCCCTTTTCTCCAACGTGATATGGCATGAGTACATTATACCATTACTCTGCGATGTATGTGCCAGAAACGTGAAAGAAGTCTGCAGGCTGCAATCCAATTGGAGAACTTTGAGTAAATTCATCATTCTGACCATTTGAAGCAGTATAAAATAGATTCATCTGACTACTACCAGCATCTACTTCACCAATTATCATGTAATCTTTTCCAGTTGAATGATCATGTAAGTGACCACTTGTTGTTACATAGTCATACTTAGAGTTAAAAGGAATAGTAATATAATACTGTCCAGAACCAAAGTGAGTAATATTAGACATGTCTACATTTACTCTAAAATATACTAATGGTCCATGCTTAACATAGCTACCGTCAAATAGTGGTGCTCCATTAAATTGTGGCTGGGTGCCAGATGATCCACCACCAACAGTATAATCAGTTTCTTCTGGAACTCCAGAAGTTCCTGGAATGTATGCTGTTGTCTGAATAGTATTGTCATTAAACGTTAAATTAGTAACAGCAATATCTGGTAACTGTGCTTGTGCAATGCCGTCAATAAAAAATATACCATTATCGATGGTTAGACCTACCTCTGTTCCCAGGGTAGCGTCAGTAATATAAATAGTTCCTTCACCAATAGAAATAGACTTCCATCTGTTGTCTGAATTACCTAAAACATATGTGTTATCTGCTGCTGGTAGAATGTCTCCAGCATATGAAGACAAGTCTGGAGTATCTCCTGGATCACCTTTTGGTCCTTGTGGACCTGGAGTACCTTCTCCACCGCCTGCACTAGTAAATCTTGCCATTAGTTGCCAGACTCCAGATTAGTCTTAATGATGGCAACCTTAGATTCGTTGGTGTCTGTGATTGCTTAGAGAGCATCTTTTCTAGGAAGTTCCCAAGCAACGGCATTTGCAGGAGCAAGGCGATAGCCATAGTTGGTTGTA